GTTACTTCAAACTGAGACCTGAGAACATTCAAAAAGCGACCGTACCTACTAACCGACTGTTCGGCTAATTCTGTGATCTTGAAAATCATGCTCTTGCAATATCCACTCTTAAAGTAATGTAGCCCTTAACTTCGTCATACGCCTGCCGGCTGATTGGGAGATTAAGGTACGGGGTTGCACGAAAGAACATGGAGCTTTCACCAATGGTCTCGGAGATAATGCCTTCAGCACGTTTCTTGCCGATAGGGTCACCACCGAGAAGGTTATTGGCTTCTTGCATCTGTGCACGTTTCATGCAGCGACGGAAGTCTTTGTTCGAATCGTTCCAATCAGCGACCGTAGCACGCTGAAGGTGGAAATAGCTTTTGGTGTATAGCTCGTCTGTATGCACGTGATTGAAACGTGATACGCCAGGAACCTTGAAGCGAATACGACTCAGGTGAGCGAAGGCTTGCCTCATAGCGGCTGCACGTACATCAACATCGACGTTTGCATCCCAACCATCAAGAGAGCCGAATTCGGTGCGCAACGCTAGAGCTTCCACGTAACTCATGCACGAATTGCTCATAATTTCCAGCGGATTGTTGTTAACGATCAAGAAATAATCCCGAACCTCAACAATGTCGCTATCATCCTGTGTAATGAAAACGACAACCTCACGACCTTCGGTATTCTCTTCGATAGTGATAAACTGCTTATCAATCTCGATTGAAACGGAAGACTCGTCAGTACCGTACCCACTCACCGAACCAGTCGTGACTTGTTCGCCCACTTGGTCATATAGAGCCCAGGTGGCAGACACGCCAGGGATTGCAGCCCCAGCGTCGTCTACGGTAGCGATTGTCAGACTGGCATCAGTACCAGCAGATACATTGGTCGTCATTATTCAGCCAACTTCTTGTTTTGTGCTTCGATAATTTCGTCGATCATTTCGGCGATAGCACGACCTTTGACGCCGTGTACTTCACCGATTTCACGCAGACCTGCGATACCATCGTTAGCAGCGATTGCTTCCAACTCTTCGCGGGTATAGACGATATCAGCTTCCTCGTCTACTTTTTTCTCTTTCGCGGCTTCGAGAGCTTCAGCGGCTTTTTTCGCGTCTTCCTTCTCAGCTTCGATCAGCTTTTCTTTTTCGACTTCAGCAGCGACTTCAACGTCTTCACGTTTGATGACAGCTACAGCGGGTGCAATTGGTTTGTCGTGCATCAACTGCGCAATAACCGCTGGACCAACTTGCTCGTCGGTTTCAGCGTCCTCAATTTTCACCGAAGAGCCAATTCGTGCGATAATTCGAGGGTGAAGATCGTCAACAGATACACCGTCTTTGAAGATGGCGCCTGGACCCATTTGACCAGTGAATGTTTCCCAGCCTTTAGATACGATACGTACTTTCATAATATACTCCTGATAAAAAAGAAGGGACAGAGCCGAGCCCTGCCCCTTCGGGATTTCATTAGTGATCTACCAACACTTAGATGTTGGTAATACCTGCCAACCGAGCCAAAGACTTGGTGGACTTCAGAGCAGTACCGCAGTACCACTTCAGGCGGTAACGATCAGCGTCTTTCTTTTCGAGTGGGCCGAGAGCCTGTACCCGAATACCAGCAGATGGACCGCCGAACATGCCGTGAAGGCCGTCAGCTTCGTTGAATCGGACTGCATAGATCGAGCAAGTGTCGGTCGCAGTACCCAGGTCTTCATCGCCAGGAAGGAAGTCGTTAATCAGGATTGGAATGCCGCGATATGCTGGAACAGTGATGTTCGAGTGGTTCGGCAAAGTGATATGCTCAGGCATTGTACCGCCAAGTGCACGTTGTGCAGCAAGAACAGCGTCGTGAGTACCGCCACGCATAATCAAAGCATCGGCGCCCATTGGAACCATGCGCATCAGCGTATCGATACGTTCGAAAGTCAGAGCTTCACCGTTCGTACCAGCGTTTAGAACCTGACCAGCGTCACAAAGAGTTGCGAGACCGTCGAATTCTTTCGCAGATGCACCAGAGTCGCCAATTGCGAGGGTGCGTTGAAACTTCCTGCGCATACCTTTTGCTTTGGCTGCAATCTGAATTGCAGTCTGGTCGTTGGTGTCATCCATCGTTTCGTCGAGGAAGTTGTCGATATCTACGTCACCAGCAAGGATGCGCAGCTTGGCAACGATTTCGTCGAAGTCGGCAGCGCCTTCTGGAACGTCATCGTATGGGTCCAAGAATTCAGCTTCGGAAAGCGTTTTCTCGCGGTTATAGACGTAAGCCTTACCAACGATTTTCTTAAACGGCATGAGCGCGAACATCGCATCACGGTCGATAATTTCTTCAATGACGCCCTGTTCGAGAACGTTGTTGGAAAGCTTTTCAGCTTCAGCACGTAGCAATGCCATGATCGGTAACTCCTAAAAAATATCTTCAAAAAATGTTTCGTTGGCACATAATAGCAAAAAGTTTAGGACATGGCAACGCCTATCCTAAACTTTTTTGCAATTAACTGTTGCGAAGGTTCTTGATACCCTCGGCTAAACGACTGTGACGGTCGGATGCAGCCTGTTCAGCTTTACCCTTTTCAGTCTTCGTATCGCCGCCTGGTTTCGCTTTTGTTTTCAGCAATGTGTCTTTATCGGGGTCTGCGTTGACCACTTTCGATATTGCGTCGTTGAACGAAAGTGACTTGCCCTGCGAGTCCATCACGCGAGCGCGACCATCAACACCTGCCGGCGAATCATATACAACAATGTTGCCTTCTTCGAATTCGACAAGATCGGAATATAGCTTTTCAGCTTTCGCGGGTGTCAGAATAGTTTCTTCAGAAAGAAACTGCGAGTTGGAAAATGCAACAGAGATAGCAGCGGCGTCGGCAGCAGCTTGAGCTTTGTCAGCCTTCGCTTGAGCAGCGTCGCGTTCATCGGTGAGGGTTTTCATTTCAGCTTCGCGCTCGGCTTGCTGAATTTCGGCTAGCTTGGCGAAGTCACCTTCGGCTTTTGCCTTAGCCTTCTCGGCATCTTTCGCTGCTTTTTCAGCATCAGCCAATTTCTTCGCATCAGCTTTCGCCTTTTCAGGGTCGATACCTTCGAATTCTTTCAGCTTGGCTTTTTCAGCATCAAGCTCGGCTTGAAGAGCTTCCAGCTTCTTCTGCTCTTCAGACTTGTTCTTGTCAGCTTCAGCTTTTTCTTTAGCGGCTTTCTCAGCAGCTTCCTTCTCAGCAGCGGCTTTTTCGGCAGCGGCAGTTTCAGCAGCAGCTTTCTTTTCTTCGTCAGTCATAAAAACACCTTGTCTTGATTTGTATTACCATTTCAGGGCAATATACAACACAAATGGCGCCTTGGCAACCCTATTCCTCTTTGTCGCCCTCTTTGCGGTTCTCACCTTGAGTATTCTTCTTGCCAGGAACAGGCTTATCTTTCGTCGAGTCCATTGTAGGTGGTGGACCAAATTGATCTTCATCAATCTCCAACCATTCGTCTTCGATATCCTCGTGAATATCCTTGATTTCTTTTTCTTCAGCCTGCGGGAACATCTTCTCGCCGAGACGTTTCATCTGTTGTTTGCGAATAGACTTCGGTGCGTTCATTACAGATAGACGCTGTGCATTATCCATTTCATCAGCGAGGTTACGCACGTCGAAAGTTTGCGGATAGGTCACGAAGTTTTCTGTATCTTGCAATTCAGCGTTCTTACCATACCAAGCGTTCACGATACGAATCATGTTATGCTCAATAGTTTGCAGCGACCGCGCTTTAGCAGCTAGCATAGCGTTTAGACGCTCAAAATCGTATGCTTTCGCAACACCAGAGCTATTATCGATACCAGCAGCGTTGTCTTCTTTTGTACGCTCCCCAGCCATGCCGATGGAGTGGTAAATCTCACCGACAATCTTTGACACTGCTCGCATGATGATATCAGCTTGCTTAACGTCCGGCGAAATGAATTCAGGTGCGACACCACCTTCAGCATTGTAGGCGAAGACACGCTTCGTACCCATCTGTTGAATGTGGTTCATCTGATCGGCGTAACCATCGTCGTCATCGTCGCCATCCACGATAGCTTCGCTGGGAAGCAAACCTTGATACGGGATAGCAAGCTGCGAGAACGTTTGGTCCTGAATAATCACGTCGAGGTTAGACAGGTAGTTTGCGACAGCACGGTCCAAGTACGCAACGTCTTCAATCAAGGCGTTAGCGGAATATAGATCGTCGGTTGTAATGTGATCTGCTGGAAACACCGGAACAATGCCCAAGTTTGTTTCTTTGATACTCGATTGGTCCAGGCTGAAAATCTTTTCACCAGAGGTTTTATCTTCGCTTACGACAGCCGTATATTCTTTGGTCCAGATACGGTAGCGTTGCTTTACGTCACCAGAATTTTCAAGCGGAGAGCCCGACTCGCGGTAAAACTCAACATTGACCATCCATTCAAGCTCACCATCGTCATCGTACTCGAAGTCGTACACATCTTGCGGCTTCAGGAAATACGCGTACGTACGACCCTTAGAAGCTTTGCGATCTGCTTCGGTTACAACGTCTTCTGGAATGTTGTTATCGACCACAACCCAAATACGACCGAACGTTGAAGTCCAGGCGGAGATAGTGTTCATCAAATCTTCGATTGGGCGCTTCAGCAAAGTAGACGCGCCCCAAAAATCACTGATATGCTGCGGAAGCTCTTTCTTACGCTCAATCGAGCCTTTGAAAACATACTTGTTCACTAAAGACACAACTTCCCGACTGTGCGGGAAGCGGTAAGCGCGTTCTTTACGCTTTTCGAATTCCTTGTGACCCTCTTTGTGATAGGTAAAGATATTCGAATCAATCCAATCACGACCACCCACGTACGAAAGTTCCATGAACTCCCAGTGGTCATGTTTATCCTGATAATCAGGATGGCGTCGCTCGACCAGATTCTTCAATTGATCGTGACCGGCTGCTTTAAGTTGGCTAAGTTGAATTGTCATCGCGCCAGTATACCTCAATTAGAAATTATAGCCAATCATTTTCTTGAAACGTTGACCGTACAGATAATGGATGGGATAACCTAAAGCATCAGCCATGTGTTCCATACCCATTGACTTATCAACAACAGGCGTACCAGACTTGTACATGGTTTGCTCCATCGACGAAATCAAATGCTTACAGCGCTTATCAACAAACATCTTTGGCGTACCATCAGCACTCATCCACATACCATTGACGGTAGCAATACGATCTGACACCAAAGGGTGTTTCTTTTTGTATATTAGCTTCTTATACCCGCGTTGTCTGAAAATATCAAGATCGCTTTCGCCCCGCGACGATGATCTGTTTCCGCCAGCAGGGTCGGGATAGATCGTGATCTGCTTGCGCTGCTTGAAATACTTACGGTCTAGCTCTTCACAAGTTTCAACCACGTTCGAACTCGGAAGGTAAATTTCATCAACAATCCACACGTCACCGTTTGGTTGCTGTTGCATAATCACCGAAGACATTGGGTCCACGTTAAAATCCTGCCCGACGATAATTGGTAGCTTCGGATTGAATGGATATTTACCGACATGAATTCCGCGCTCGAATGTATAATACACACGACCGGACATTGTTTCGAATGACGCTTCGAATTCCTGACGAAAGGTTTTAGGGTCAAGATGCTCGCGAGCGTAATCAATCTCGGATGGCGGGATGAACGGCGACATGATCGTTGGGAACTGCCAGGAAGCCCACTTACCAGACAGCCTATTCTTTTCATCCTGACCTGACTCGTACATTTCGTAGAAGTGGTTGAACGACTTAGGCGTACCAATACAGACCATCTTACCGCGAGTGTTGGTTAGCGTCGGGTAGAGAACCTTATCCCAAATCTCAGGCTTGAAGTCCTGATATTCGTCAAGCACGATGAAATTAACACCACGACCACGCAGCGTATCACCACGGTCGGCGCCTTTAAGCTGAATGACCGAGCCGTTAATCAATCGAATTTCAAGTCGCGTCTCATGCGTCTTCGCAATCCAACTATCTGGCAGAGCGTCGAGTAAATCATCCCACATAATCTCACGTGCCATGCCGAACGTTGGGGCGATATACCAGATTAGCTTCTTGCCAGCACCACGTGCTGCGCGAATAATCTCAGTACGCGCAAGGTGCGTTTTACCGAAACGACGACCGGCAACAAGCACACGGAAGCGAGCCCTAGATCGAAAGACCTGTGCTTGCGCTCCGTGAAGCTTGATATCGATATTTGGCATGCTGTAATGGGCCATTACGCTTACTCGTCTTCACCTTCCCCGTCATCGTCATCATCTTCCGAGATAATCGATTGCAGATACTCGTCTTCGTTGGCTTTCTGAATAGCTTCCAACTCTTCGTTGTCGTATTCACCAACATTCAAGTCAGGCAGCAGACCATCGTCGTCGCCCAGCAATTCGTCAATACGTTCGATATCCCAGCCCTCTTTGCGAGCGCGTTCGATAATGACACCAGCGTTTTTGATAGCGATAAGATCAGCGTTCACCACAGACAGGTTGCCGCTCTTGTCAGCTGCAAGCAGTTTCTTCATCGCAATACGCGCGAGCGCATCGTTGTACGCGGAATACTGGTCGCGCTTCACGTTCGCTTTCTTCAAGCGGGCATCACGGGCTTCTTTCGCAGCATCGGTGGTCTCTTCCATAACCTCAGACAACCGCGATTGACCCTTCACACCACGTCTGTTAAAACCTTGATAGATCGACTGACGCGTAACACCGTGCATGTCAGCAATCTCTTGAATAGACTTCTCGCCGCGTTCGAAGAGTGTTTGGGCTTCAGCCCAGTCAGAAGGTGTAAGTGTTTTACTCATAGTCGTAACTCCGAGAGATTTCATATTCGGTTTCTAGGTCTGAATATTCTAACACCGTAGGACTCATAGTTGAAAGTCCTAAGTGAAAGTAGAGAGAAAAAACCGCGTTTCTTACCTTTCGAAGAAAGGTATAAAAGACAGAATCATAATCTGAATCTTGAATCATATTATCAACCTATAGTAGTTATATTATTATATATATTATTTACGCGCACGCGTAAGGGAATCGATTTCGGTCTAACTCGTCGGCAGGTTCTCTGGTCTAATCATATCCGCACCAAGCTTTGTAACCTCAAACGTTCGGCGTGATCTGCTATTTCGAATTACCTTCGCACCATCTTCAATCAAGCCGTGAGTGAACATGTGTCGGAGAGAACACATCATAGCACCGCGAGTTGTTCCTGGCGCTGTACAGTCGATTAACTGATACACGTCAAGAGCCGAACCATCGGTGTTTCGCTTGACAAGAGCTTTGAGAATGCGTATTTGTTTGCTCGTCATCAAGACACTACGCTTCTTGTCATTCAATGCTTTCATCAAACGAATCCTCTATTTGTCTCCATGTCCACACTCCTGCACCGAACAAGAATAATATCTCGAATAGGGTCATTTTACCACCATCTTCTTTCCAGTCTCTTGATTATCAAACCATGCAATCGGAATAACTTCTGGCAAGTCTTCGCGACCAACGTCAGGATTGACATACACCCCATACAACGGGCTAGCCAATACCATCTGCTGTAACGAACTAACGCAATCACGCATAGTCATTCGTTCAACTCTTGCTTCACCAACTCCACCCAGGCTTTTACCCGTCTTTTCCAAGGCGCTATTCGCTAGGTAGAATTTCTTAGTCGCCGCTTCGATAGCTTCACGCTCGATCTGATCTTTAGACGACCACTCGTCTAATATCTGTTCTAGGTCGGCGGGGTTACTCTCGAAAGTGCTGCGAAAGAATTTAAGGCCGACTTCGTACTTGTTTGATCGCATAGGTTTTACGAACCTGAAACCAGCCTTGTGAGCGAACAGATTGTACTTCGACATTGAGCTTTGAATTTCAATGTAACGCTTACCTTCCATGCGGCTGGCGATATTCGTAAACCGTTGAGCAAGTCCAGCACCGCGATACATGGTATCAACCACGACGCGAGCCACAACAGCCATGTTTGCGTTAATCCATTTCATTCGATATTGGTTGGTCAGCTTTGTGTCCTGACCAGTTGGTTTGATCTTCGGAAATAGCACATGGCGCTCTTTCAACAACAGCTTCGGCGATGCCATTACCAGACAACCGATCAATTCCCCATCAAGCTTCAACGTGAAGTGGTGCGAACCTG